GACCATAATTCTGAGGCAAACTGTGTGGGAGCAAAACTTCATCTGACCCCAGAGGCAGGCGACTATTACGTCCGGTTTGCCGCTTGGGGGCAGACCAGAGGAATAGGGTATGTGACATGGGCCGAAGAGTATTCCCCCACCACCACGACGACCAGCACCACGTCGACTTCCTCCACGACGACGACGCTCCCCCCAACGACTACATCGTCCAGTACGACTACATCGTCCACCACGACGGTTGTGCCCACCACGTCGACAACCGTAGTCATTGTTCCCACTTCGACTGTGGCCCCCACAACTACGACTAGCACCACGACGACGTTATGGATTCCACCTCCCCCACCCCCTCCGCCTTCGCCTCCTCCGGCGACGACCACGTCAACGACAACGACGGTTGTCACGACGACGACCACCACGTCAACAACAACGACAACGACGACGACAACTACGACCGTCCCCCCAACCTCGACTTCCTCAACGACGACATCTACGACGACAACGTCGCCGCCTTCTTCAACAACTACCGTGCCCGCCACAACAACGTCGTCACCTGCGAGAACGGAATCTCCTACACCATCGACGGAGCCTGCCAAGCCTGTGGCCGTTACCACGTCCACATCCACGACGCTCGCACCAGTGCAGGTCTTTGAAGCAACGACTAGCACCACCCTTCCTCCGCCCCCACCAGCGGACGCCCCGGTCGAAATCAAAGAAGCGTTCGAGGAAGAAGTAAACATCTACGCCAACGAGGGCTACGAAAACTATGTGCCGGTCGGCTCCACCGTGGACGTGGCAACCCGCCGAACCGTCACAGCCGCATCTGTCATAATTACTAACAGCCCTATCGTCGTCGCCCGCCGGAGACTCAAATGAAATATCTGAGAATCCTTGCGGAAGCTGCGATCATGGCAGGCGGGCTACTGCTGGTCATTATCACGTTGTCAGGTCAAACCCGTGACACGGCAATAGTTATCAGCGTCGCATCTGTTATTGTGTACATCCTTTCCCAGTTAGTCCCTTCCGACGATTAGCGTCGGGTAGAATTGGAGCCATCATGTTGAAGACCGTTGCCACCCGCCTGCTCGCCACCTTTGTCGCCGCCGCAGTCCCCAACATTCTGATCGGTTCACTGGTCGATGTGGACGTGTGGAAGGCCGCTGTCATGTCGGGCGCGGTTGCGGTCCTCGGAGTTGCCCAAGCTCTTGCTGTCGCCTACAAGGACGGCAAGCTGACCGCCGCTGAAATCGACAGCGCGTTCAACAAGTGACCGATGCCTACTTGGGCCGCAGTCCTTTTGGCAGTTGTGGCACCAGGTGGGGTAATCGTCACTCTTCTTGAACGGGTGAGGCGTGAGAACAATCGGGATCACGCCAACAATTCTGAGTTGTTGAGACAGATCGACGGGAAGGTCGACAAGATTGATTCCCGTCTCGACTCTCACATCGACTGGCACGCACACAACGACTGAATGCCTCCATCGTGGAGGAGTGGGAGAACTAGTGGACCGAGCAATGATCCTTGACCTTCGTGCATTTCTGACTAGAGTGGTACCCCGAGGACCGATTGAGGCTGACCGTTTGGCTTCAATCATGCACCGATTGGAGGGGTATGGGACTCGCACAGGCATTACAGGACATACCGGAACCGAAACCGAATCTTCGATGCAAGATCGCCTTACTGCGTAGCGAGCTGTCTGGCGACGATCTTGCAGCTTTTGAAACCGCTTTGGAGGCGGTTGCTTCGATGCCGCGTGAGGCCCGTATGGGACGCACGAATGGTGCTACCGCCACCTGGCTAGCGAACGTGTTGACCGCGAACGGGCATCCGGTCAAAGACGGAACGATTCAACGGCATCTACGAAAGGATTGTTCCTGTGAGTCTCGCTGACGACATCAAGAACGGCCCGCCTCCTTCTAAGAAGGATGTGTTGGGGAAGGTTGCTCACCTGTTGGAACGCAACGGGATTGACGTTGAAGAGGTGGGGAAGATCACCCGTGTGAACCTGTGGCAAGGATTCATGAAGGATGAGAACAACGAACCTCAGGTGGTCGATATGGCGGGGCTGTCGTTCTCGCCGGCTTGGGAGGACGGACCGGAATGGAATCCGGTCAATCAGGGTCCGCCCGTCAAATGCTCTGTAAGGCCCCTGAAAGGCGTTGTACGGCCCGAAGGGTACCGGACTGCTGTCATTGTGCCTGACGCCCAGATCGGCTACTACAGGGACGCTGACGGACAGTTGGTTCCGACGCATGATGAGAAGGCAATCGAGTTGTGTCTGTCGGTGATGCGTGAAGTGAACCCTGATCTGGTGGTGTGTGTCGGAGACAACTTCGACGGCCCCGAGTTCGGCAAATACCGCCTCAGCCCTGCGTTTGCTTTGACGACGCAGGCTTCTATTGACCGTTGCACCACGTTCGCTGCCGAGTTACGAGCCTGCGCCCCGAACGCTGAGATCATTTGGCTCGCCGGGAACCATGAGGAAAGGCTGGTGAACTATGTACTCGATAACGCGAAAGCTGCGTTCGGTCTCAAAAAAGGTAACGATCCGAGCGGTTGGCCTGTTGTTTCAATTCCTTACCTCTGTCGTTTTTTTGACAGTCGGGTTGAGTATTTGGCTGGCTACCCGGCATCCGTTTATTGGATCAACCAGAAACTCCAAGTCATCCACGGAACCAAAGTCCGATCCAACGGCTCAACAGCCCACGCCTACCTGTCCGACTCAAAAGTTTCCGTGGTCTACGGTCACATCCACCGTCGCGAGTGGGCGGAGAAAACGAGACAAGACTGGGACGGAGCCAAAACTGTTATGGCCGCATCCCCTGGCACGCTCGCAAGAACGGACGGAGCAGTTCCTTCAACACGGGGCGGCATCGACTTGGACGGACGCCCGCTTTCAGTGGTGGAAGACTGGCAGCAAGGGTTCGCCGTGATCACCTACGAACAGGGTGACGGACAGTTCTGGTATGAGCAGATTCCGATTCATCAGAACCAGTGCATGTGGAGAGGTAAACTGTACGAAGCATGAAGTCCGTAGCCTTCCGCATTCTCGCCGTGTTCGCCTATTCAGCGATGGCTGTCATTGGTGGCTCTGCGATTGTTGGAGGCATCCCCGTGTGGAAGGCGGCGGTGCTGGCCGGTATCTCTGCGACCGCGCATGTTGTGGAGAAACTGGCTCGCGCCTACGCCGACGACGGGGTGATCACCAAAGAAGAACTCGACGCCGCATTCCAAACCAACGCGCCACAGGAGAACCGTGAAAGAACTGTACGAGTGCGATAACTGTGGGGAAGTCTGGACCGCCCGTGAAGGTCGACGCTGCCCGTCTTGTGGCGGGCATGGGCATCCGACCGATGGGTGAGGTCTACGACGAAACCGACAAGACGTGGCCGATGGTTGTCGTTCAATGGCGTGACACCCATGCCGCACCTGGCACTTGGGTGATGACCGAGGACTACGAGCCGGAAGAAGTGCTGCCGATTTCGGTTGGTTGGGTGTGGCCGAAGAAGAAGGAAGGGTTCCTGACGCTGGTCGGCACGGTGGTAAACACTGCGGAAGACCCTGAGATGGTGTCGGACGTGAACCACATCCCGTTTGAGAACGTCGTGCGAATGTTTAGCCTTGTTACGCACCTTCCACTCAATTTCTGGGACGAGGGTTTGACTTGACGGCTGTCACACCCCCAACGTAAAGTCGCGTTCAACTCAACTAGGAGGTACCAATGAGTAGAACAACCGTCCCCAAACCGCCCCACGGCAGCCTCGAATGGCTCCGCATCCGTCACCGCGACGAGGTCGGACTGCCAGTCGTGTCAGCATCCGAAGCAGCAGCGGTTCACGGTATGCACCGCTTCAAGTCCAAGTATGGGCTGGCAATGGAGAAGATCGCTGACGAACCGGAGGTCACCGAAACGACCCGTGCAATGGACCGAGGCAACCGGCTCGAACCAGTGATCATTGACTGGGCGTCCGACGACCTCGGTATCGACCTGGTATCACCCGATCTGATGTACCAATACCAAGGCGGTTTCGCTTCGATGGTTGCGACGTTGGATGCGATCAACGCTGTCGGCCCTGCCGCCCACCCTGAGATTGTTGTTGAAATCAAGACGTACAACAGGGAATGGTCGCCGGCCAACATGCCTCCGTACTGGTGGTTCCAAGGGGTACACCAGGCAGTGTGCGCTGGGGTTGACGTGATCCACTGGGCAATCTTCGACAGCACCCTTGACCTGCACATCCATGAGCAGCACGTTGGCGAAGATGACAAAGAATTGCATATTGCCGCTGTTGGAGAGTTCTGCAAACAGGTGTCGGTCGGTGTCATCCCTGAGGATTGGCAGGCTACCTACGCTGAGGTGTCCGCACACGCCCCTGCGAACGACGGCGCTATCGAACTCGACGAGCACATCCAACTGATTGACTCGTTGCGTGAGGTGCAAGCCGAGAAGAAGCAGCTCAACGACCGTGAGGACGAATTGAAAGCTCGGCTCGGTATTGTGCTTGACGGCCGAGAGTCAGGAACCATCGACGGCAGGGAGGTTGTCACTTGGAAGCACAGATCGCGGACCTCGTTCGACGCCAAGCGATTCGCAGCGGAGCAACCCGACCTTCATCACCAATATCAGACCAGTTCCAGTTATCGCGTAATGAACATCAAAGGAGGAAGCAAGTGAGCAACAACGACAAGTTGTCCCAGATCGTCAAGGATCATGCGGTCCCTGACCCGTCCATTGTCGGCAAACTGCCGCGTGGCGGCACCCAACTTGACTACGTCGGACATGCCGAGGTCACCAGAATCTTGTTGGAGATTGACCCGTTGTGGACCATTGAGCCTGTCGCATTCGATGAGGCTGGCCTGCCGGCCCGCGTGAAGATCGGCACGATGGTTCAGGCGGGATTCTGGATCACCATCCTCGGTCACCGCCGGTACTGCGTTGGATCGGTTGAGGACCGCAAGGTGGACATTGGCAAAGAGTTGGTATCCGATGCGATACGTAACGGCGGCATGAGGAGCGGCATAGCCCTCTCACTCTGGTCGAAGGAAGAGTGGGGTGACCAGCCCGCCAAACCTGTCAAGAAGGCAGCAGCGAAGAAGCCTCCACAATCCCCTGAGAAGCCCCCAGAAGCCCCTCAGAGCGACGCAAACCTCGGAGACACCCTGATCTCCCCCGAACTCCACGGCAAGTTCACAGCGGCTTGCATGGACAAGAAGATTGACCCCGTCACCGTCGCCAAACGAGCCGGAGTCGACTACACCCAAGTAACCGTCAACGACATGGACAAGCTCCGTGCCACCTTCAAGGAGATGACAAGCAAGTGAACACCATCACAGTAATCGGCAACGTCGGACGCGACCCCGAACTGCGCTACGCCAACTCCGGTACCGCCGTACTGAAGTTCTCAATCGCAGACAACTACGGTCGAGACGACAACAAGAAGACCAGCTGGCACAACGTCACCGTGTTCGGCGAGATGGCCGAGAACGTCGGTGCCGTGCTCAGCAAAGGGCAGCGAGTCATTGTGATCGGACGGAACGAGGAGTCCGAGTACACCACCCGTGAAGGTGAAGCGAAGAAGAAGTGGCAGATCATCGCCGACGATGTGGCGCTGAGCCTTCGTTGGGCATCTGGCATGACCGATTTGCCGTCACCGACCAGCCCAAAGGAACTACCCGAAGACCCGTTCTGACATGAAACCGTCACAAAAGGTAGAATGGTGGTGCCGCGACTGCGGACAAACACTCACCACCCATCGCCCAATCATCGGGCCACCGATGCACAAATGTGGCGCCCGCCACAAACGAGTACCGATGGAGGCCCGAGATGAGCCGCAACAAACAAAAAGGAACCAGCTTCGAAACACTCGTCGCTGACTTCCTCACCAACAACGGATTCCCATACGCAGAACGCCGCGCCCTCGCTGGTGTCAACGACAAAGGCGACATCACCGGCACACCTGGCCTCGTCTGGGAATGCAAAAACCACAAGACCATGAACTTGGCGGGCTGGCTCGACGAAACCATGATCGAAACAGCCAACGCCAAAGCCGACTACGGGATACTCGTCGCCAAACGCAAAGGCCGAGGCAACCCCGCTGAACAGTACGCAGTCATGCCGCTCGGCATGATGGTCGCACTGCTCAAAGCCGCCGGCTACTAGGAGGAACAATGAAACTGTTGGCATTACTGCCAGTGCTATTTGGCGTACCCATGTGCGAATCCAC